TATTCTATACAGATAGAGATAAAATTGTGGCGGCACAGGCAGTAATAGATAGAACAGTAGAGAAGCTATATGAAGATGATCTACTTGCAGAAGATATAAATAAACTATCTAATGCCCTACATAAGGCTATACAGACTATTAACTTAATTGAAGGTAAGTCTACTAATATTAATGAGAATAGATCTAAAGATGGTACTGATTTGGCTATAGTAGATATACTAAATGAAGCAAAGATGAGAAATCAATCTATTAAGGACCACCTGAAAGTAAATTAGATTTAATTGATTTTTTTTCGTAACTCTAGATAAATTTCTACAGTAAGATATATAGGTATGATAAAAGGAGACCAATATGTATGATTTGATTAGAGCAAATGGCGTTCTAGTTATTTTGCAGGGTGATGAAGTAATTGCTACATTTACAGATAGATTAGCAGCATATGAAGAATTAGCAAGACTTAATGCAAATAGCTGAGTATATGCAGGACATAGATCCTAGACTTCTTTCATTTTCTGAAGGAAGGCGGGAACTAACTAAATATGATCCAATGCTTTTTGCTTTGACCTATTTGCCACATCATTTGAAGAATATGGAAGATGAACTGACTCTTTCTGAGTTTCACTGGGACCTTGCTGAATATGGAAAGACTTGGATACATAAGCCAACTTCACCTAAGCAAAATAGAGATGCATTTATTGCTCCTCGTGAATGTGGCAAGTCTACTTGGATCTTCTTAATCTTACCTATGTGGGCTGCCGCCCACGGACATATTAAGTTTGTTGCTGCCTTTTCAGATGCTGCCTCACAAGCTGAGACTCATTTATTAACATTTAAGAATGAATTGGAGACAAATGAATATCTCAAAGCTGATTTCCCAGAATTATGCACACCTAAAATTGTCGGAAGCACTGGGCGTTCCCTTGCTGCGAATGCTTGGCGTATCATTCAGGCAAATGATTTTATCTTTGATGCAAATGGTATTGATACTAACTCTTTGGGTAAGAAAGTATTTGGTCAACGCCCTGATCTTATTATTCTTGACGATATTGAGAAGGGTGAGAAGAATTATTCCGAATATCAAGCAGGACAACAGCGTAGAACGGTATTTGATGACATTGCTCCTATGAATATCTATGCAAGAATGATTATAGTAGGAACAACTACTATGCCTAATTCTATGATGGATGAATTTAGAAAGCATGCAGAAGGACAGACAGATAAGGCTCTAGAATGGATTACAGACCAGAATGTGGCTGTTCACTACTATCCAGCTATCATGACAGGTGAAGATGGCTCAGAACGCTCCGTATGGCCTGAGAAGTGGCCTCTAGCCTGGCTTAACTCACAAAGACACCTGCGTGACTTTGCTAAGAACTATATGAACAAGCCAGTTAACCTTGATGGTAACTTCTGGACATTTGAAGACATAATTATACAAGAAGCAGAGTATGGAAATACAATTATCTCCATTGACCCTGCTGTAACAAAGAATAAGGTTTCTGACTATACAGGTATTGCTGTATTGAGCAGAGGTGAAGATGATAATATCTATGTGAGAGATGCTTTTCAGCTGAAAGTATCTCCATCAGAGTTATCTGACAGAGTGGCAGCACTCGTTGACCAATACCAACCTGGTGTTATCTATGTAGAAACAAACCAGGGCGGTGATCTATGGCAGGATGTGTTTAAAACTATTCCTGTAAAATATAGATCAGTAAGACAATCAGTATCAAAGCAAATCAGAGCAGGCAAAGCTTTGAACTTTTATCAACAAGGAAAGGTCAGACATACTGCCCATTTCCCAGTTTTAGAAGAACAGATGTGGTCCTTTCCAAAAGTATCACATGACGATGTTCTTGATGCTGTAGTTTCAGGCATATTATATTTCTTGGACAATAAAGCCCAAGGTGTAATTGCTAAACAATTAAATTATCTGAGGAGATAAAAATGACAGATATAAAGATAGCCTTAGACCAAATCATAGCTAAAAGAGATAAGTATATGGTTTCAGAGGCATATTACGAAGGCGTAAATGAAGAAGTGTTCACACATCAGCGCTGGTACAGATTATTTAGAAATGAACAAACAAGATTTTCAGGATTTACTCCATTTCGCTTTAACTTTAGCAAAACTGTAGTAGATGCTGTACATAATCGTCTAGAAGTCTCAAATATTGAGACAACTACACCTGCTGGAGATGCTTACATCAATAAAGTCTGGGAGCAGACTGATTTGAAGCTAGATATGAATGAAATTCATAGAAATGCACTCGTTTATGGCGATTGCTATGCAATTGTTTGGCCAGATATGGATGGAAATCTAGCAATTGATTACAACTCACCAATGACTACTACTCTTGTATACGACCAGGAGAACCCACGAATCAAGTCATTTGCTACTAAAATGTGGCAGGTAATTGATCCAGCTAATCGCAAAATGATTAAGATTAATATGTATTATGCAGATAGAATTGAGAAGTATGAAGGTCTAGGAGATCTTGATTTCATTAATGGAGTTCCAAATCTTCAATTAACAGAAGTTGTTCCTAATCCATGGAATGAAATTCCTGTTTTCCACTTCCGCACACATAAGCCATACGGCAGACCAGAACATGCAGATGCATTTGGTCCACAAGATGCAATTAACAAGCTAATATCAACTCACATGTACACAGTAGACTATCAGGGTGCTCCACAGCGCTATGCTTTGTCTAATGGTGGCAATTCAAATGAGTTTGATGACTTCTCAGAAGATGATACCGCAAGAGAGAACCTTGGCTCATTACAAAATGGTCCAGGACAACTTTGGTATCTCCAAGGAGTATCTGCAGTTGGTCAGTTCCCAGCAGCAGACCCAGCAACATTTACAAATCCTGTAAATGAGTTTGTAGCTGACATGGCTGCAATTACATCAACACCAGTACATTACTTCTCAAGCACCAACTACCTTCCATCAGGACAGGCATTGCGTGTAGCTGAAGCACCATTATTCAAGAAGGTACTTAATCGCCAATTAGCTTTAGGTTCTACTTGGAGAGATTTATTTAAGTTCATGCTCAAGGTTGAAGGCATCATTGCTGATATTGATATTGATTGGAAGTCTCCAGAATCTGTTGACTCTCTAGATCAATGGGATATCGCAGTACGCAAGAAGTCAGTAGGAGTTCCTTTGGAGCAGATCCTTCTTGAGCTTGGATACGATCCAGAAATTGCTAAATTGATTTCAGATGAGGCAATGGCAAATAGACCAGACTTTGGTGCAACTCAAGTTGCATTAGATGGAACTGGTATGAATACAAACAATATGGCTAAGGAACAATCTGCAGCCGAACAGGATAACACAGGAGAATAAAATGGAAGAACAGAATCAAGTAGAAGGTACATCTGACGAGATTCGTGATCCTAAAGCCGTCTTAGAAGCTTTAGAAAAAGCGAAGGCGGAGGCAAAGAAGTTTAGATTGGAGAAGGAGGCCTTGGAGACACAGATGCAAGAATCAGTTTCCAAGATCTCCCAATTCCAATCAAAGCTATTGGCAGAGCATGTTAATAAGCATCTTTCGTCATTAGGCATTGCACATGGAGAGAAATTATCCAAATATATAAAGATGGACAATCTATCTTTAACTGAAGACTTTGAGGTTGCTGGTTTAGATGAGCAAATTGCTACATTAAAAACAGATTTCCCTGAATTGTTTGATCCTAAATTTATAGTAGCTGGAAAGGCTGATGGCGGAATTAAGTCTGCTGTTGAAATTCCACAAACTGCTACAGATTTACAGGCCAAGCTTATTCTAAATAAATAATTAATACTGTATAATTAGTCGTATGCAGCTCCAAATGGACATTTGGGCTTGCGATTAATATATTCGGACGATTATATGTTCAAAACCCAAATTAACTAACTTAAAGGAGAAAAACTATGACCGCAGGTCGCACAGATCTCACAGAGGGTAATGGTTATATTCCAGAGGAAAAAGGATCGGTTGCTATTCAAGCAACTATCACAAACTCTGTAGTAGAAGCATTTGCTCGTCGTGAGAACATGGCATCTCGCACAAAGGGTGTTCCACGCTTTGTTTCAGATGCACCAGTAATTGTTGCAGAAGGCGTAGACATTCCAAATTCAGATACAACTCTGGATGAGATTGTTCTAACAGCTAAGAAGTATGCACAGATTTTTAACATCTCAGAGGAAGATCTAAATGATTCACTCGTAGATACACTTAACACATACAAGACAGAGTGGGCATCACTATGGGCTCGTAAGTACGACAACGCATGCCTTGGCGTAACAGCTGCAGGCGACGGAGATGACGGACAACCGTTTGATTCTGTTTACCGTGTTGTTTCACAGTACAACTCAGCTTCTAACCGCATCCAGACAGCTGGAGCTCTAACATTCAAGGACATCTCAGATGCTCTTGGATTAGCTGAGTCAAGCAAGTACTTTGATGCTGCTAACACAGTATTCATCGTTCACCCAAAGATGCTTTCACACATCCGTAACATGGAAACAACAGGTGGAAACCTAGTTCTTCCAGATCCACTTGGAGCTCGTCCAGGATCATTATTCGGATACCCAATGGTAGTTTCATACGGTGCAGCTACATCAGCAGCAGCGACAGCAGCTCCAACAGGTAACCCACTACTTATCGTAGGTAACCGCAACATGATGATCAATGGTGTGCGTAGCACAATTGAGTCAGCTGTATCTCGTGATGCAGACTTTTCAAAGGACGGCGTTCTTCTTAAGACTCGTGTTCGCAGAGGTTTCGCTGTTGCAGCGGCTGAAGCATTCGCAGTTGTTGAGATTACCGCTGCTTCATAAGGAGAATAAAACATGCCATCAAAACTATACGGTAATTTTATCGCCAAAGCATTCAACAAAGAAGTAGACTGGGATTCAGATACTATTAAGGTAGCTCTTCTATCTTCTTCTTACACACCTAACCAGGACACACATGATTACTTAGATGATGTTTCAACATACGAAGTAACAGGTACTGGCTACACAACAGGCGGAGCTACTCTAGGCTCTAAGACTGTTACATACGATGGCACAAACAATGTTGTCATCCTAGACGCAGCAGATGTCACATGGTCATCTTCTACAATCACAGCTCGTTATGCAGTGGTTTATGATGATGCAGGATCAACTGCAGGCGCAAAGGCTCTCATTGGATATGTTGACTTTGGTTCAGACCAGTCATCAACCAATGGTAACTTCACAATTACTTGGGACAGCACGGGCATAGTCCGTGTAACTGTAGCGTAATTGCAGATGGACGCAAGGGTAGAAGCGGGACCACTAACAGCAGGCGCTGTTATAGTGGAGATCAAAACAGTTGTTGAGATAATCTCCGATTGTGTTATTGTCTCTCCAGTAGTTTCTCGCTTCACCCTTGCTCCAGTTCTTTCAGTAGGTGCAACAAGCATTTCAGCAGTTAACCCAGAATCATTCAGAATTGGAGTACGGGCTGCGGCATAACGCCAGCAGCCTATTTTTATGCCAGTAAATAATAGTTATGAATCAGTAATTTCAGCCAAGAGTCCTAAACTCTGGTTTAAATTTAACGAGAGTGCAGGTACGCCTAGCAACTCAGGATCTTTGTCATGTTCATTAACAACAACTGGCGCTCCACAACTAAACAATGAATCTGGTGTAGATGGTCGTTCTGTTAACTTTGCTGCAAATTCATACTATACGCTTAGCAACTTTCCAGCCTTTTCATTATTTGATGATAGATCATTTACGGTTGAAGGATGGTTCAAAACATCTGGCGCAACAGTAGCAGAAGCAACTATATTTTCATATGGAGATGCAACATCAACGAATTCATCTCTCAGAATATTTATCGCAGGACCAGGAAACACAACTGGATACAATCAAGAATTAGTAGCAATATATAGATCAAGCACGAATCAATTTGAATCAGCAGCTTTTAGAACTCCAGCCTTACAAGTAAATGATAATAAATGGCATCATTTTGCAGTTACTGTAAACACAACATCTCTTAAATTATATTTAGATGGAGTTTTATTAAGAGATAGAACAATTACAACTTCTGCAAATGCAGCAGGAGATGCTGTTGGAACTAAAAATATTGCTGCAAAGTGGGATGGCAGCGGCAAGTTCTTTGGACAGCTTGATGAAATTGCAGTATATGAGCGGGAACTAACTTCAACAGAAATTATTGAAAATTACAATGCTGGAGCAAATGTTTTATTTACAGATGTAGTAGGAACAGCGTCTGCCACAATGGTTCAGCCAACAATAACAACACAGACTTTATATGCAGCATCAGTAATGACTGCATCAGCTTTGATGGGAAATACAGAAGTATCTAACTTTAATCCCAAAGCAATGCTTCCAGCAAAGCTAGATTCATTATCATTAGATCATTCAGTTGAGTTAAAGGGATTAATTGGTCCAGGTGGAGCATATTC